AGCGATCTGATTACCAGAGAAGAGCAGCCATCCTTCAAAAACTAAACACCTCACACCAAAAGACGCAGGCAGTCGATTATGACTGTCTGCGTCTTTTTTGCGTTTATGGGGTTCAGTGGGCCGAGCTTACAGGCGCAGTGTTGTATCCGGAGTTAATAGAGTCATATTTTTCTATATATTCTCTTTCCAACCTGTAAAGCTTCTCACGATCTATTCTTGCACCGTACCGGGGAGCAGCCTCAATGTAAAGAACATCAAAATCGAATCTGTGGCCGCGGTCATAATCTGACTGTAATTCAGAGCTCTGGTGCTTATGGTTATAGAGGTTTGATCTGTGATTGTTTAGACGGTCAAGAACATCAGATGCCGACCCAATGTAACATTTACCAGTTTCTCTGTTGCGGATCATGTAAACTCCCGGCAGAGAAAATGCGCGACGAATTTTTGTGTTTTTTATCATTCTACACCTACAACTTTCTTCCGTCAGGAAGCGTAAATACTATTTCAACCTCACAACCGAGCGCGTCAGCAATTTTCGCTATGTCCTTTTCATACATGTTGTTTCTCCCAAATTTGTTTGTGATATTTTGCCTTGACCATCCGGTAAGCTCAGAGAGCTTTGTGTTGTTAATTCCAAGCCGGTTCATAATTGTTTTGATTTTTTCTGTGGCTGTCTGTGTCATATACCCACCTCCTTCAAGATAGAACTATACACTAAAAAGTTTTAAATGTCAAATAAGAAATAAAAAAATAAACGAATAAATGTAAATTAACTATTGACATATTAAACGAATTAGTGTAAAATACAAAATGTAGATAAGAGATTAACACATCTTAAAGAAAACGGAGGACACAACAATGACAACGAAAGAACAGGAACTCAAAGCTCTGGCCCAGATCAAGAAGATCGTGGACGGCCTTGGAGAAGGCAGCTACATCGCAATGGCGTTTGAAGGCTGCTTCGAGATTGCCGAAGAGAACATCCAGAACGATTGGGGATGCAGCATGAAGCAGAGAGCCGAGGCCGCAGAGAAGAAGGTCGAGGCACTTGAAAAGCTCCTGAATGAAACCAGCGACCGGCTGAACAGAACGGTCAAGGCCATGAACATCAATAACGAGAACGCGACCAGCGAGATCCACCGTCTTCAGGACACGATCAACGAACTGAGCAAGAAGCTCCCGACCGATGATGACCTCACCGATTGCATCCAGCTTGCGGAGGAAAAAGAGGACGAAGCCGAGCAGGAAGCGAAAGAGGCCGCAGCGATGATCGTTGAGCTGGCCGAGAACCCGGCAAGCGAAGAGTTCCGGCAGGCCGTCATAACGAACCGGGCGGCAAGAGAGAAAGCGGATTACTACAAGACGCTCAGAACCCGCATCGCAAAAGCCCAGAAGTAAGAGATCAGACGGGGCGGGCAACCGCCCCACCTACAGAAAGGAGAATATACAATGAAAACACTTATTTGCATCGAGCACGTCGGGAAAAAAGGATGGGACAGCAAGATCGGTTCCCACATCCAGTTCCAGGGAAAGCGGCGGATGATCCAGGGACGACTGATGGAGGATTACGAAAAGGAAAACGACGGCATCTTCTGGATGATGCAGCGTTCCATCTGCCTGAAGGCTGTGTACACCCAGCATGACATGATCGAGAAGCGGCTGTACAACGAAGCGGAAATTCTGGAGGATGGGGAAATCGTCCAGATCTGGAAACTCCGGGATTTTGGTGACAGGATCGAGGACGCCGGCAAAGGTCAATACAAGTTCCACGCGATTGGCGATTACAGCGACTGTGGGAAGTTCGAGAAGGTGCAGGGCTGAGAAATCAGCCCTACCCAAAGAAAGGAGATAGAAGGATGGAGTTTATTAGAATCAGGACCTATGGCGCAGACGGCGAGTTTACCGTGTGCGAGCATTTATACTTCGGAAACAGCCAGACCAAAGCGATTGAAAGATTCAGAAGAGAGTACCCGGAGCACAACGATTGCATAGTCGTTGCCGATGCTTACAACAGCGAAGACCAGAAAAACAAGGAACACTTTGAAGCTTGCAGCAGAAGCGGTTGCGTTCATTGCTGGTAAACACAATCACCTGACCTACCGGGTATACGGGGAGAAAGGGCAAAGACATGGCGAGGACGATCACGCTGACCGACGAGCAGGCAAACCTTCTAACATGCTACATCCTGATGACCACCAATTACCGGAAGGGCGAGAAGGAAGCCTGGGAGAGCCTGGCAACGGAAACCGAAGAGGACGGCAGCCCGAAGTTCCCTAAAGCGCCCAGCAACGCGAAGTTCTGGGAAGAAACCGAAGAACAGCTCAGGGAGATCCGAAAGATCATCGACGCTGCACCATTCACGGGGAGGGACAAAACATGATGGATAAGATCAGAGCGTTCCTGTCGGCGGTTGCGACCGGGATGATTCAGCAGGCAGCCCGGCAGTTCACAATGTAATATAGATCAATCGGTCAAAGGATCGGACTGATAATTGATACATATTGACCAGTGGTCTTTTGACCGATTTTGGAAGATGATATCCTCAGAAAACGAAAGGGGGATCACCTATGGAGTGGGTAACAGAGCGTGAAGCAGCACTGTTGGAGAAGGGCCGCGAGAACTGGGATGAGGACGATGCTGAAGAGTGGGAATACCTTCAGGACGTCAAGGCAGAAACCGAAACATGTGGAATTTATTAAGGAGGATATAACAATGAACAAGAATCTCGAAACCATGAAGTGCAGCGAGCTCCGCCTGATGGCGCGTGACCTCGGAATCAAGGGCTACGGCAGCAAGGGAAAGGAATGGCTGATTCCTCAGATCACCGAAATCCTGGAGGCAAAGGAAGCCGAGGCGAAAGCCGCGAAGAAGCCGGCCAAAGAGAAAAAGGCCCGGAAGGTCAACCTGATCGAGCATGACGGCAAGGCGCAGAGCCTGGGCCAGTGGGCAAAAGAGCTTGGAATGCCGGTCCCGACGCTGCGGGCAAGGCTCCGCAATGGATGGACGATTGAACAGGCACTCAGCAAGGCCAGCGCAGGCAAGGCCGAAAAGCTGATCGAGTGCAACGGCAAGAGCCAGACGCTGACGGCATGGAGCCGGGAACTCGGAATCCCGAGAGCAACCCTTGAGGCCAGAATCAACCGGCTTCACTGGGAGCCCGCAAAGGCTCTCGCAGCCAGGGCATAACAGCAGGCCCTCCCGACCGGGCAATAGACCGGGAGAAAGGACACGACGATGAGCAACGCGAGAATGTACCTGAAGTTTTATTTCCATGACCGGAACGGATATCGCTACGAGATGCCGATGGAAAAGGTTCATGAGCACCTTTCAGAAGCTCAGATCGAAGAGGCGCTTGCTGCGAAGACCGCGGATCCGAACGAGTGTGTAGCTTACATGACATTCGGTGGAATCATCACGGTTGACTTTTGAGGAGGAAGAAATGAACACAACTGATCGTATCAAGATGGTCAAGGCAATGGAGTTTATCGCCAGACAGATCAACGACGAGGGGGTCTTCGAGTCCTGGCTGATCGGCGGTGTGGCCGATGGGGACATCAAGCACGGCGATCTTGAGGTCCGGGACGAAGACCGGGAAGAGCTGGAAGTGTACATCGAGGACGAGAGCTTCGCCGATCTGATGCACACCTTCCTGTATGTGATGAAGAAGGCAAGCCGTTCCGGCGGGCTGTGCTGCGACAAGGTGGTGGACAAGGAGGAACAGTATGAGTAAATACTACTACGGCATGCGTTTGAGGGGCTACTCCATCGGCTGTCAGCCGAGAGACGGGCTGGATCACCGCGAGGACGATACGAAGGGGCTCCGGCCAAACGGCAGAAGGTATCATGACATTCTGGTCTACAACCGGCAGCTGAGCGAGAAAGAGATGTTTGCTTATGATCTGGATTTCATCCGGGAGGCGGACGAATGACAGAGAGACAGAGACAGATGATCGCGGGGTATCTTCCAAATCCCCGCGATCCCGATCTGGATCCGGACGATTATTACGTGGAAGACATGAGGGGACGGGCTGTCACCGTACACATCCAGAATATTGCTTACAACAAGTACGGCACGACGATCTATCAGGTGCGGACTGATTCCGGCAGGCTGGTACACGGGCCCTGGGAGTCAGAACCTGACCTGTTCGGAGGCGGCTGGTACACCAAAGCAAACCTCTACGACAACAGGGAGGATTGCGTCCACAGTGAGCACAGCGCCTGTGACTATTGGGAGGATTTGAGAGAACTGCAGAGAAAGGAAGGGACAGAATGAAAGATAAACCGGAGCTGCACTTCCAGAGCCGGCACGAGTCCGGCAATATCTACCACGTATTGTGGGAAGTAAGGAAGATCATGAGAAAGGAACGCAGGATCACGGAGTTCAACGACATGAGGGACGAGGTAGAATGTTCCAGATCCTACGAAGAAGCTTTGGAGATCATGGGCGGTCATGTAACGCTGATCGACGATGATACCGGAACAACTTACAACGGCAGGCCATGAACGCGCCAGATTTTGCCAATTAGGCCGTTGCAACGGCCCATGCCGAACGCAAATTGATTCCCCGGCCCTACACCCTTCCTACACTTTGCAACGCTTAGACACGCGCTGACGCTTGTAAACACGGCATAGGGCTGATATAAGTATAATCGCAATCCGAATGAAGCACCACGGTCGCCGCCGCGGTGCTTTTCTTTTGTGGCGCTCCTTTGAGTACGTTGCCGAATCTATACGGCAGCCAAAGAAGGAGCGATTCTATTGAACATCGTAGAGAAGCGGCTTGATGAGATCAGGCCATACGAAAACAACCCGCGCCGGAACGACGAGGCCGTCCAGTACGTTGCCGAATCTATACGGCAGTTCGGCTGGAAGCAGCCGATCGTCATTGACCGGGACGGCGTGATCATCGTCGGACATACCCGGTACAAAGCTGCTCAAAGCCTCGGCCTTGAAACAGTGCCCTGCATGATCGCCGATGATCTGACGCCGGAACAGGTAAAGGCATACAGGATTGCAGACAACAAAGTTTCCGATTTCTCGGTATGGGACAATAAGAAGTTGCTTGAAGAGCTTCAGGATCTGGATGAGCTGGCCGGTGATCTCTTCACTGGATTTGACACCAGCGACTTCTTTGATGATACGCTCGACGAATCAGACAACAGCGTGATCAGCAACAACGAATCCGGGGTTGTCTATGAAGTTGTATTCAAAAGTGAAAGCGCCGACAAGATAGACCGGATCCGAGAAGCCTGGGAGAAGATGGACAATGAGTAAGGTCCTCGTTGTTGAAATCTCCGGGAAGCGCCCGGGGACCTCCCAGAAGAGACCGACAGAGAAATTCAAGATCAGCTATGACCATCTGATCATCTCAAATAACTCGGACGGCTACGAAACTGAATGGCCTATCGTCATGGTGCCGGATGAATACGTCGAATGGTACAAGGCCAATGTCAAGACTTCAGAAAACGCCTGGTATGCTCCGATGAACCGAAGCTATGCGATCAAGTATGCAAGAGAGCACGGATATGATTATCTGGTCCAGCTCGACGATAATATCGTTTACCTCGAACTGGCGTACATGTCAGAAGGAAAAGACGGGAAGACAAAACGATACAGAGTGGAGAGCAATACAGACATGATGGATGATTTCATCGATATGCTCTGCACGGTCTTGGACAACACCAACGCGGCGATTGCCGGATGCGATCTTCGCTCCACAATGCCGAACGACATATATCTCAGCGAGAGATACTGCTATTCCTTCTTCGCCCTAAATCTGAAGATCTGTCCGGATATCTACCACGGAGACTTTGAGGATGATATCGAATTCAGACTGAAATGCGCAGAGATGGGGCATCCGTCCTTGATGGTTTGCCCGTGCCGATACGGAAAAACAGGACAGAACTACAACAAAGACGAGACAGGAAACAGAGCAGCGTATACAGCTGCCGGCCTGATGCGCGGAGAGCACATGAGAATCATACATGGGGATGTTTATTCATGCGGATACGGAAAACGCACCATGACGGTTGCAAACGTCAGGAACGGGAAGGTATTTCGGCATAAGCTCTCGGTATTCAAGCTCGGAGTCATGATCAAAGACAAAAAAGCCATAGATGACAAGATGGAAGCGCTGCTGAATAAATGGGGCAAGCCGAAGCCTGATAAGGTGATCGTGAAAGTCAGAAAGAAAAGAGGATGATTCCGCTTGAGGCAAAAGGACGGTGATTGAATTGTGCCGAGCGATAAGCTGATAGATTGGAATGCCGTCCGAGCTGAATATATCAGTGGAAGCAGCTACAGAGCATTGGCGGAAAAGCACGGCACGAACAAAGATGTCATCGCCAGGAAAGCGAAAGCTGAAGGATGGATCAAAGACAGAGAGACAGCACGCGACAAAGCGGCGACAAAATGTATACAAAAAGTGGCAAATGCCGCAGCCTCAAATGCAGACAGAGCCGAACGAATCCGCGAAAAGCTCTTGGTCATACTCGAACGAGAGATTGACAATCTTCCAGAGAAAACAGGGTCAGCATCGTTTACATCGGCTGAACGGATTGAAAGAGACAAAAAAACCGGAAAGCCGATAAAGACAAGGTCGAGCAAAGAATACAAACTTCGAGATCTTACTGCGATGTATAAGGATCTTACGGCTGATCTCATTACAGCTACAAGCGAAACACCAGAAGATGACGGCTTCCTCGCTGCCCTGAGCGGCAGTGCTGCGGAGGACTGGGCCGATGAAGAAGGGTAAGCCGGTATTCAAGTTCAAGCCATTCAGCAAAAAGCAGAGAATGGTTTTGAACTGGTGGACGCCTGAGAGCCCGGTCAAAGATGCAGACGGCATTATTGCAGACGGAGCGATCCGCGCCGGCAAGACACTTGCCATGTCTCTGTCGTTCGTGCTGTGGGCCATGACCAACTTCGACTCGGAGAGCTTTGCAATGTGCGGCAAGACCGTCGGCAGCTTCCGGCGCAATGTGCTCTTTTGGCTCAAGATCATGTTATACGGGCGAGGTTATCATTGCGAAGAAAGACGCAGCGATAACCTCGTCATCATTTCCCGCGGCGATACGGAAAACTACTTTTACATCTTCGGCGGCAAGGACGAGCGGTCACAAGACCTGATTCAGGGCATAACGCTTGCTGGTGTATTTCTTGATGAAGTCGCACTAATGCCGGAAAGCTTTGTCAACCAGGCAACAGGGCGATGCAGTGTAGACGGATCAACGATGTGGTTCAACTGCAACCCTGAATATCCGTCTCACTGGTTCAAGGTCAATTGGATCGACAAGGCGGAAGAAAAGAATCTTTTGTATCTTCATTTCACGATGGACGACAATCTGAGTCTGTCCGAGCGTGTTAAAGAAAGATACAAGCGCATGTACACCGGCGTTTGGTATGAGCGCTTTATCCTCGGCCTCTGGGTGCTTGCCCAGGGGCTTATCTACTCCATGTATCAGGAGGCAATCGGCGATCCGCCAGAGGGCGAAGCCGAAAAGTATTGTCTCTCAGTCGACTACGGCACACAGAACGCCTTTGCCGCGCTCCT